TCAAATCAGATATTTGTAATTAGTCGCTCCCAGGATAAAGATGCCGCTGGCGACTTGCAAGGTTATAAATTCACCATCACCATCGAAAAGTCAAGAACTATTAAGGAAAAATCTAAGCTATCGTTTGAGGTGTCTTTCGAGAATGGTATCAATAGATATTCAGGACTTCTAGAATTAGCTCTCGAGTCTGGTGATTGTATCAAGCCGAGTAATGGTTGGTATCAGATGGTAGATACTTCTACCGGAGAACTTATTGGTGGTAAAGTTCGCCATGCTGATACGCAGACTAAAGAATTTTTAGGATTAATTTCTAAAAGGGAATTGTTTAAAAAATTCGTGAAAGACAAATATACTCTTTCTGATCCATATCTCTCAGATGAAGAAATGGATGCTGAGCTATCAGCAGTGACTTCAAGTGTTTAACATACCACATGTTGTACTAGAGAGTCGCGGCACAGGACTCATGGCAGTTAAGTTGACAGAAGAACCATACCTAGGTGTAATATTCCAGTATGGTCAAGTCAATTTCGATGAGGCAGAAGAGCAGTTAAAGATTAGTTTTGACTATGATATACTTGACTATAATGATAACGTAATTTCAGACACTGCTGCATTCGAACAATATATTGGGGATTTGCTACAGGATTTTATTCGTGAGGGGATTTCCAGACACAGCATAAGCTACACGGGCGGTATAGATGCGGATTGAAACTTCCATCCTTTCAAACCTGCTCCATAATGAAGAATACTGCCGAAAGGTAGTTCCTCATTTAAAGGCAGAGTATTTCGCAGACAGAAAAGAAAATGAGATTGTAAAGTTACTTATTGGCTTTTTTGAGAAGTATAACAAGCCAGCATCCAAAGAAATTCTATCTATTGAGATTGAAAATCTAACAGGATTGACAGACAAAGAAGTTCCTGAATATCTTGAGTATGCCAGTCAATTGACCAGTGCCGAACCCAATCAGGCCTGGTTGCTTTCCGAGACAGAGACTTTCTGTAAAGACCGAGCAGTATATAATGCGATTCTCGACTCCATCAAAATCATTGATGGTCGTGATAAGGTGCACACAAAGGACGCAATCCCTTCCATACTATCTTCTGCACTTGGTATTTGCTTTGATAACCATGTTGGTCATGATTATATTGAGGACGCAGATGCTCGCTTTGACTTTTATCATAGGGTGGAAGAGAAAGTTAGTTTTGACCTGGATATGTTTAATAAAATCACCAAGGGTGGATTGAGTAAGAAGACTCTGAATATCGCTTTGGCTGGAACCGGCGTCGGCAAATCCTTGTTCATGTGTCACATGAGTGCCGGTATTCTTAAACAAGGCAAAAACGTACTATACATAACCTTGGAAATGGCTGAAGAAAGAATCGCAGAACGTATTGATGCCAATCTATTAAATCTTACCATGGATGAATTGAAGGTTGTAGACAAAGCTACTTTTGATAGTCGTCTTGCCAAGCTATCTTCCAAGACTAGGGGTAAGTTGATTATAAAGGAGTACCCAACCGCAAGTGCTCATGCTGGTCACTTTAGAGCATTGCTGGAAGAGTTGAAGATGAAGAGGGACTTTAGACCAGATATTATCTTCATAGATTATTTAAATATCTGCGCAAGTCAGCGCATGAAGATGGGTGGTTCTATTAACTCATACTCCTATATTAAATCTATTGCAGAAGAACTTAGAGGTCTGGCTGTGGAATCCAATGTGCCGATCGTTTCTGCAACTCAAACTACAAGATCTGGGTTTACATCGTCGGATCCTGGGCTTGAAGATACGTCAGAGTCATTTGGACTTCCAGCCACTGCTGACTTTATGTTTGCGTTAGTTAGCACTGAAGAGTTGGATGCGCTCAATCAGATTATTGTTAAGCAGCTAAAGAATCGGTATAATGATATAAACTATTACAAGAGATTTGTTGTTGGTATTGACAGGTCGAAGATGAAGCTGTATGATGTAGAGGTGTCGGCCCAAACTCTACACGACTCTGGAAGATCTGACTCTTCAGTTTTTGATAATAGCCCTATAGGGCGACACATACATAGTAGTGAGAGGTCAAACTTCGATGACTTCAAATTTGGAGATAAAAATGGTTAAGGTACTTGTAGCACCGATAAAATATGATAGAAGCGATTTGCTTGGACAGTTTGCAACTGAGGCAGACTATGATTTTCTTATTGAAGAAGATATAGATGTTTATGCTCCACCTGAGTGTGACCTGGCAACAACGGTGAATTGTGTTACACCGCCCGATTGTGCCAATTGCGAGAAGGGACAAGACGAGCATCGTATTATAATGAAATTCCGTAAAAACTACTTCAGCAAAGAACAGCAAGATGCTGCCTATGCTGGTCTAAGAGAAGCTGCCACTGAGACGCAGAATCGTGGACTTGCCGCTGGACCACGCGGAGAAAAACTCGGTAACCGTGAGTGGGTCACTGAGTATCAATATGATGTTGTTGACTATTTTATGGATCCAGGTGCCAATTTATTTGGTGAAGACCCAATAGAAGAAATAAAGAAATCTCATGCAGGTAAGAAAGCATTACCATCCAATCGTAATAACGTATGGGCTCTCATGGACGTTAAGAAAGATGGTTTCGTTTTCGACACCTGGGTAGAAGCAACCAAGAAGCTGCCAGAAGATGAAATGATCAAAGAGGGGAATCGTGTTGCGGACAAATATATCTGTGCCACAACCTACGCTAACTCCGTCAACTCTGGTCTGGCTGGGTGGTTTGATCGTTATCCACGTATTCCCTATGGTCGTGCTACTTCCTATACCAGAAACAGTCCAGAGAAATTTGCGCTAGCTTTCCCCTTTCTGCAGCAGCTGGCAGCCGGATTTAAAGAACTTATGCCATGGCGATATAAGAATCAAGCAGAAGCAGCTGCTAAACTCGATCCTGGATTTTTAGTTCCAGGAACTCCCTTCACGACTATTACTGTAAATAAAACCTTTCGCACGGCCTGCCACTTTGATGCCGGTGATTTGACTACAGGATTATCCAATCTTCTTACACTATCCAATGATGGTAATTATACTGGATGTTATCTTGTGGCACCCGAGTATCGTGTTGCGGTGGACGTCCGTCCAGGAGATTTGCTGCTTATTAATAATCACGAGGTCATGCATGGCAATACTCAAATTGACTGCGCGCCTGGATCAGAGCGTATTTCATTGGTGGTATATTTCCGTGAGAAAATGCTAGAGCTTGGATCCAAAGAATATGAGGACACTCGCTGCCAGTTCGTGGAGCAACGCAGACTGAATAAAGAACATCCTATGCAGCGAAAGCTGTGGAATGGAATCTCACCTGGACTTTGGGAAAGCGATGAGTGGTATCAGTATTTAAAGAGTCAGCCCAAGGGTGAGGAGTTTTTAGAGAAGTATGATGCAGTCCTTAAAGCTAACCATGAGACACCTGGACTAGAGGAGTTTTTCTAAGTGTGTGCAGTTATAGGGCTGATATTTAAAAGTCCAACTAGTAGTGATTTTGAAACTATCCGAAAGGTGTTTCTTGAGTCAAGCGTAAGGGGAATGCATGCCACTGGTATGTCCTTCGTGCGTTCCGATGATATTATCACAGTCATAGAACCAAAACCTGCAGACTACTTCGTTGAACACCATTTATCTGATACAGACTTAGTGGAAATGATAAATGACGATGGTAATCTTTACCTTGTGGGTCACTGCAGATATAGCACCAGCGACTTGATGTATAATCAGCCAATAGCGAATGAGAGTGTATCTGTTGTGCACAATGGTGTGATTTCTCAAGCACTTCCAGAGCAGTGGGAAGAACTATACGGTTATAAATGTAGTGGGAAGAATGATACAGAATTACTTGTTCATTCGTTGGAGGCTGGTAAGTCGCCTCTTGAGTATTGGAAGGACTCTTCCTTGGCAGTCTGCGAATTGCATGTCGATCGTAAACTTAGAGTATATAGAAATGGAAAGCGACCACTGTACTTGACTCATTTAGAGAATGGACGATTAATAACTTCTACCGCTGATATTCCAAAACGCGCAGGAATAGAATCTTCTGCGGTCGAAGTGCCAATGAATACATACCTAACATTCGATCGGCATATTGGAATGCATGTCAAGAAAGTTGAAACCGGTATGCCAGATTTGCAGAAGGTGAATAATGTACAGTACTGATAGTTTTACATTCGGCTACGAGATTGAATGGGGTGATATTGACAGACGTCTTACTGTACCGGAGCATTTAGGTAAGTGGGAATTTGCCGAGACCGACATTGTCAATATCCATGAACCCTTCAAATATATTGCTTGCGACCCACTCGGTACTCACCCACATATGGGCGGTGAGATTAACACTCGACCAACAGCTACATGGGAAGAACAAGTAGATCGTATCATTGAACTGCGTGACTTCTTCCTTGCCAGCGGTAATCAACCATCAGCATCTGTGGTCAATCATGGGCACTTACATATCT